TGATTTTCATGGTGGTGCTGGTAGTGGTAATGTTGCAGACAGTTCGATAAGATTTTTTGTAGATGGCAATAATGAAAAAGTTCGCATCGCATCTGATGGTAATGTTGGAATTGGTTCTCAAAATCCAAATAGAAAACTTAGTATAGTCTCTGGAGATAGTTTGGGAATATCAATAATTAATGGAGGTGATTTTGCAACAACAGGAGTTTATTTAGAGGGATCCAGAAATGCTGGAACAGGGGTTGTAGGTAATTTACAATTTTATAATCGACGTAATGGTGGTGTTACTAGTAATCTTC